TCCGAACATCCCAGCACCGAAATCATCTGCGCTAGTTGGGCAGTGGGCGACAGCCCGATATACAACTGGTTGAACCCTGCCGTGGGTAAAATAAACGGTCGCCACGAAGATAACCTCTTCAGTCTAATGGAGCTGGTACAATGTAAACACCAACTGATTGAAGCGCACAACGCAGCCTTCGAAGTTTCAATCTGGGAGAACATAGGTGTCAAGTGCCTGGGGTGGCCTGAGATACCTTTAGATCGCTGGAGGGACAGTATGGCTCTCGCTTGCTACTATGCCCTCCCCGCGGCACTGGACCGCCTCTGTGGCCCTCTTGGGCTCCCTGGTAAGGACCCAGAAGGTGGGCGGCTCATCACCAAATACAGCAAGCTTCATCTCAAGACATCCAAGATCGAGATACCTCCTGAGGACTTGGCCAAGTTTGTGAAGTATTGTGATCGGGACGTACACCTTGAACGTCAGGTTGGGAACTTCCTAGGCTTGCTGCCGGAACCGGAGGAAGATATCTGGCTACACGATTTCAAAGTGGCGCACCGGGGAATGAGGCTGGATCGATCTGGGATCGTTGGCGCTCGACGTATCGTTGAGGATAGGGCTGCTGACCTGGAGGACGAGTTCAAAGAGATGACTGGGTTGAAGCCTGGGCAGCGAGACAAGGTATTAGATTGGTTAGCTGAGCGCGGGCTGGAGATGGAGAACCTTCAAAAGGACACTATCGATGATCTCCTTGATGGTCCTGATAGTCCACAGGGGGAGGTGAGGAAGGCTCTCAACATCCGCCGCCGCTATGCTCGCGCAAGCACAAAGAAGATGGATGCGATGATCCGTCACTGTGGCAATGATGGTAGAGCGCGATGGCAAACTAGATATCACGGTGCCGCTACTGGTCGTAATACGGGATCAGGATTTCAGCCGCTAAATCTCACTCGCGGGGATGGAGTAGACCCTGATCAGATGGTGAGCGACATCAATCATGGCAGCGCTAAGTTTCTTGATGCTCTCTATGGTGACGCTATGGAAGCGGTGGGTAATGCTTCGCGGCATTGGATCACAGCATCAGAGGGTAGTCGTATCATCGCAGGGGATTTTGCTAGCATCGAAGCTATCGTCCTGGCTTTTGTGGCCAGGGAAGAGTGGAAGATGCAAGCGTTTATTGACGGCGAACTAATCTATGAGAGGATGGGAGAGAAAATCCATGGACTACCTACCGGAACAATTACTAAAAAGTCCCACCCTCTTGAACGCCAGGATGGAAAGACAGGGGAACTTGCATTTGGATATCAAGGCGCTTTAGGTGCGTGGCGAAATTTCGATGACAGTGATCGTCACACGGATGGACGGGTCATTAAAATATGCCGAGCTTGGAGAGATGAGCATCCTATGACTGTGGACCTCTGGCATAATCTTCAGGAGCTAGCTTTCGATGCGGTCATATATCCTGATAAACTTTTTTGGGATGAAGTAAGCGGCATCTCTTTTGAGCGTGTTGATGGTTGGCTCACGATGATCCTCCCCAACGGTAAACGTCTGTGGTACTGGGCACCTGACATCCGCTTGGGTATGCCCCCCTGGCACAAGCCGAAAGAGAGGGAGGATTGTATGAATGGGGAATGTGATTGCGAGCCTGTCCCCAAGCTCACCTATATGTCGCATAAAGAAGGGCGATGGCAGCGTGTTCACACCTATGGTGGGAAGCTGACAGAAAACGCTGTCCAGGCTATGAGCCGTGAGATACTAAAGCTCGCTGAGCTGGCCGCAGAGAAGGCTGGGTATCCTGTGATCCTCTCTGTCTATGATGAGGTGGTGTGCGACGTACCAAATGGCTATGGCTCTGTTGAGGAGTTTCAAGAGATCATGGAAACCCGCACCGCGAAGTGGTATCGAAATTGGCCTATACGCGGTGAGGTATGGGAAGGAGAGAGATACCGCAAATGACTTGGGAACATCCTAAAATAATAGTAGTGGTTCCAGTATTCGCAACCCCGAGATAGGAGACAGCAGATGTTCATCACCAAAACCGCCACCGCCCAGATGCCCGGCAGTTGCTGGGGCCGCTACGGCAAGGTCGCCGTCATCGAGGTCGAAGATGGCGTCGAAGATGTCGCCATGATCAGTGACCGCGCTCGTGGAGCCATCCGCGTGGTCGAGGTCTGGGACCGCCAATTTTGGGGCAAGAGCAACCGCTGCGCTTTCGCCATCGCCGTCATCGAGGCCGAGGCTCTTGCCGCAAGCTTGAATGGAGGCTGATACGGACTGGGGTATCAAAGGCGCATCTTTCGAAAAATGGCTAGGTTTAGGGATTGCAAATGAGTAAGTTTAGCCGCGACAAAGGTATACGAGGGGAGCTAGAGGTTTCCAAGCTTCTGAAAGGGTGGGGATGGGAAGCTGAGCGAGGGAAACAACGGAAGGGAGGACCAGATAGCCCTGACGTAATCCATAACATGCACAACCTTCGCCCAGCAGGGATCAGCTTCGCTCTTGAGATAAAGCTTCGCCAGCAATTGAACCTTTATGATGCTCTCGAAAAACTGGAGGGAGAGCAAGACCCTGACGCTGGGATGACACCAGTAGTGTTCCACCGCAAGGATCACAAGCCTTGGCTCGTCACTCTCAGCGCTGACGATTTTCTGGAGATCGTTCACTATATGCACAATTTTGAAGAAATAGGAGATCTAGAATGAAAGATAGGCATTTAGATAACTACGGCCCCACTAAAGACGATAGCAAGTCCAAGAAGGATGGTGAGAAGGTGCCGATATATACCGGCTGTGTAGCTCGCTTTCCTCTAGCACTCCGGGAAGTGGCTATAGTTTCAAATGAGTGTGCTGTGAAAAAGTATAATACTAGCTCTGGCGACATGGGCTACTTGGAGGTGGAGAACGGTATCGAACGTTATTCTGACGCTCTCTTAGGACATATGCTAGACGATACAGGAGGGATGAAGCAGAACTCAGAAGATTTTGATGTGCTTCATGCTGCTCAAGTAGCTTGGTGTGCGCTAGCTCGCCTGGAGATCATGTTGCGTAATGAAGGGAAGATCAAGAGTGTTCGTCAGCCTCATTTCATGCGCGTCGAAGCGATGACAATGGTTGACGGCTCTGAGCCTGAGCTAGATATAGCTGCTACATACAAGCACACTGATGAAGAGTTAGTAAAATTGGGATCACGTGATCCCGACCACGGCTTTGTAGAGGGTGAGGTTGGGTGCGTTAGACCAGGGCATAGACCTGGGCTCAGGAAGAAAAGAAGAACTGCTACATTCAGCAATACAGATCCGTCTGGAGAGGGCAGCTCAGAACTATAGCAAAGCTGACGATCATCGTCTGGCTGTAAGGAAGTAACCGGGGTTAAGATTTACGACTCTGGTATCTCTGTTCTTCACGTAGGTCATCAATATCTTTACGCTGCCATGAAATCGTAGTTTCAAACTTCTGAGTTTCAACACTAACCTCATCGAGGCGCTTCCACTGCACCTCGACTTGTCTTGAGAGTTTATCGATCTTTTCAGTATTGGACTTCAGCCCATATTTGACAGCGAACCAAGCTCCCGCCAGCGTTAGTAAAGCGCCACCGACAGTTATAAGAGTTCGGAAGGTGTCTAACTCTTCCACACCTGGACCTAACCCCTCACTAGGAGGTCCGACCAAAGATAGCATCTAATTCAGCATTCTCTCTCTCAGAGATATTAAACTGAGGGTCTTTTTCTCTAAGTTCTAATTCAGTAGGTGGACCTGATGCGGGACCAAGACCAAAGTCAAAGGCACTCCCAGGATCTTCCATCCCAGGCCCAAATCCAAAATCGAATTGGCCTACCATCTTACATCACCAACTCAAAGTGCCACAAGTCATCGAAGTTGTTATCCCTGACTTGCCAGTCTTGGTCCCAATCTCCACCCCATCGTAGCTCAATGTCCAGTTCGCTGGCAATGCCCAAGACGTATCCAGCAAAGAAGGATGCACGTTCCCGATCATGCCAATCGATAGGGTATGGGGCGGCATCAACTGCGAGGGATGGAGATTGATTGTGTTTGCTTCCAGGGAACTTGACCTTTGTTTTGCCTTGTCGAAACAACTCATCTTGTTGCTCTTGTCCACGTTCACCAGTGAATATTGTACAGTCAAATGTCTTGACTACTTCATTGAATACGCGCTGAAGGTTTGGGTGGCACTGGGCTAGATTTATCTGGCTTCGGGAACTGAAATTTGGCATTGGGATCGCCCTTCTCGCAAATGTCAGCGTATTTCTGGTTATGCTTCACAACATCACGCCGATCACTGATTACACCCGCATGTCCGCGAATAGCACCCTGTTGCCAAAACGACTGAGTAGCAGGAGACATGTACAGCGGTCCAAACAGGACACATGCATCATGTATCGTTACTACTCCAGCGGCGGGTCCACCGAAGCATCCGCTTAGTAATAGCAGACTCACTAGCCCTATCAATCTCACGTTCGATTTCATTAGCTTTCTGCACTGACTTCAGTGCAACCTCATTGTTCTTTTGAATAGCCTTCAACTCACCAGCATCCATCAACTCCTTCCGCTCAAGGTGCGCCAACACGTTGTTGACGACCTTGAACAGAATATTGGCTAGTGATAGCCAAGAGAACATTACGATGCTTTCGCAACACCAGCACGAATCGCAGCGAAACCGACACCGTTCAAGATGATCAATGCATTATCAATCACACCTTGCCACGCCGCGACTTCACCAGTTAAACCTTGAACGATACCGACAGCAACCATTAGAGCTGCAACGATATACGTCTTCTTTCCAGAAAGAAAGTTCATGGGATATCTCCTCTTCTTGTGAAGCGACCATCGATCTTACGCACTATCTCCTTTAGGGAGTCCTTCACTTCTGCACGAAACTCTCGTTGTTCAGTCTGAATGTTCTCGACTTGCTGTTTTAGCACAGCCTGTTCAATGCTCTGATTTTGCACAGCCACTGTGACCTCTGCGGTGACCTTCTCGCTCGCTGCATGAGCCTCTGACAATGAGACAACCTTTTGGGTCAGTTGCCCGTATACGAAAACGCCGCCGACTATAACAATGACGATTGTCAGAACGTATTGTATCCAGTTTGGCCGTCGCAACGGACACGACACAGGCAGGACAGGAGAGTTGGTGGGCGTCATGGCTATACCAGCCCTGCAACGTAGTAGCCCAGCCCGATCAAGAACCCCGCGCAGACGAGCATCAGCGTCCATCGAAAACGACGGAGAGCCGCGACGATACCAAGGGCGATGAGGGCTAGAGATTGGGTCATGTATCACCTATGGTCAATGTACCGCCCCCTCGTAGTCCTCGCGCCGGTCCAGGCTGTTGTGTGCCACGAGCCGATCCTGTCGGGACGTCCAGAACACCCGTGGCCGACACCAGCAGTCGCCGCCCTCGGTCTCATGCTCCTTTAAGTCGCCCACGGGATAGACGTGCTGATCAGTCATTATCCATCACTCTGGTTTTGGGTGCGCGGCCTTGGTGCCCTATTCGTTCATCTCAGCATCCCGTGCTGAACGGTTTTTGTACCCCGGCGCGGCAGCAGCAGACTCAACAAGAGCATCATCTGTTGCTGGCATGGTGTCAACGGCGGGGTCAGCCTTGAGCCGGTCAACCTCGGCCTTAGCCATCCTCTTGGCACAGTTGTTTATCTTGCCTTGGAACGGACCAGCGAATATCCAACCAACGATGTCGCTGGGATCGTCCATGTCACCGACATCGCGGAGGTCGTTCTCCAGCGCCTGGAGGTCAGTGCCGCTGATGGTGCGAGTGAACGACTGGCCTTTGTACTTGACTGTGACTTTTAGGGTCATGGCGTCCTCATGCAATTAGGGCGATGGTCAGGAAACACTGGCTCGTCGAGCCACCGATGTCGACTGTCTTCGTGCTGTTGGTTATCAGCAGGGTGGTGGTCAGGGTGTCGGCGGCATCCATGTCCACAGTAGCCGTGACCTCAGAGGCGAACTCGTTGCCGCTGTCGCGCTGGACACCAAAGTCGCCGCGCCCCTCGCCCCACGTTCTGTTGGATGTGACGATGGACAGCCGACCAAGTGTGTGCCCGTCGCCGAGCTGTTGGCATTTAGTTGAAACGGAGACTTGATAGCTGCCCGACACTGGAGCCGTAAACGTGGGCGACGAGAAGTCGGCGTTCTGGTCCTTGATCTCCGTCGCGAACAGGATGGTGTAATTCGTTCCGTCACCCGTGACATCGGTTTGGCTCACGCCCTCGGCTATGACCAGGGGCTGAAGGGGTAGCTGCACGGCACCGATAGGGTCGAACTCCATCGCCAGGGCACCACCAACAGCCACGCCGAAATTGTTCGCGCCAATGCGATATATGCCGTTGTCTGTATCATCGGCAAACGATAATCCTGGCGCACCAACTGATCCATCATCCGCTGGAATTACATCGCCAGAAGCAAGGCCGCTGCCAAACCCCGTAGCAGTCCCTGAGTTCGCTATGGTCGCGCCACTATCAATATTGAGGGTCGTGCCAGATAACACACTTAGTGTATTGGCAGCTATCCTGAAATCCTCAGCACCAGCGACTTTGACATTTATCTGGTCATTCGCATCAGATGTGAGAAGCGTATCACCGTACTGGTTTGGAGTTGTCCCAATATAACGCATCACGTTATCTCCATAATAGATAGGGTGACATCGGTGGAAGCTCCAGCCGACACACTGAGTGTATCTGTAGCTTCAAGGACGATCTTATTTCCCGCAAGCAGCTCTAGCGTTGCGTTTCCCAGCACAGGCACGCTCGTGACCAGTTCGACCGTCTGGTTTGCCTCATCATTATTCCCTGAGCGCCCGGCAGTATCAGACCCCAATGTCACAGTGGCAGTTGTTGCGGCCCCAGTTGTGTTGCCAAGCATAAGCCCGAGAACAACGGTGGTTGTACTAGCGGCAACAGTATAAATGACATCTAGGCTGGTCACATTCGCCTTTGTTACTAGTTTGAAGGTGTTAGCCATGACTTTGCTCTCTCTCTTTCTATATTATCCCAACGCAATCGCTAGTGCTGTTGCCGTACTCTCTTTGGCTAACTGTACGCCCTCGACAGAAATCTCACCGGCAGATGCCCGTGCAATTGTTGTGTCGCTAGCGTGGCCCAGTTCGATCCCGGTGACAGTTAGATCAGCAACGCCTGTTATGTTACCGCTGTCATCGATGAGAACGCCACTGTTTTGCCACTCTTTACCATCCGTACCACTAAAACGAACGACAGCATTATCTGTTGAGCTTGTGGGGGCGGTTAAGTATGAACCAGTGTTTGGTGTCGCATATTCAAATCCTGTTTTGCCTGAGTTGAGGACTATCGTATCACCAGCGATACCATCCTCACCAGCGTTAGGAATTTCCAGATCAGTGAGGGTAGTGTCAGCAATCTTAATCTTGAAGGAGCGATTAACTTCCTCCTGAAGTTGGATGTCCATCATAGCAAAGAGATCAAGCTGAGCTTCCAAGACATCCGCGAAATAGCCGCCCTGATTTTCAAGATCAGTCTGTTGCTCATGAGTAAGCACTCTCTTCATAATCACGCTCTCGCCCGTAGGGAGCGGAGTTACCTCATCTTCAGGATAGGTAATAGAACCAGTACCAGGGTACGTTGTCACGACGACAGCATAAGCGCTAGCACCCGTACCTTCTGAAAGGACAGTTTCAACACCGTCAGCATCAACGTGAGTGACCTGAAGATCATCTGAAGCTGGGATCACGATAGGGCTGAACGAAAAGCTGGTTGCGCTAGCGTTGCCGTTCGCAGTGACTTTAGCTGTGGCCGTTTCTACCGTCATTTCACTCTCCTAGTGGGATCACGTGATCCCAAGGTGATTATAGCCTATTCTACCACCCCAGGTATAGGGGAAGTTTGCTGTCTAAAGAACAGGTTTTTGAACCTGTCAAAGCCACTCTCAGGAACGCTAACAAAACCCCCTACTGTTGGATCAGTCTCAGGAAGCTTAGGCTGCTCGATATCGTTGCTGCGGATTTGATCCTCAAGCCCTAGAAGCCCAGCTTGCCAAGCGTAAGCATGGATACGGATAGCGCTCTGGGAAACTTGGGCTGGGGTATCAAGCTGTTTCATAAGCTCCTTTATCAACCCATACCTCTCCCCATTAGGTCGGATAGGAGCGCCACTTAAGGCGTCCGTCAACATCTGACGTATGCCCACCCTAGGCATACGCTGGAGAAGGTCTACCGCTAACTGAGAACCCCTGGTGCGGGCAATCAGAGATGACGCCATATTACCAGAAGCCCCAACGGCTTTTTGGCCAGCGCTAAGAGCCGCAGCACCAGCTTCCGCACCCATTAACCTGAGACCGAAATTGAAAAACATACTAGGTGTCGAAGTGATTTCCTCACCAGTAACTTGCCCCCCAATAGCTGCTCTTAAGTTCGCTTCAAGATTATTTATTTGATTGATCACATTAGCATCATCAACCTTCAAAAGACCATTTGCAGACATCCACTCTTTAATAGAAGGAAGCCCAGGCTTGATAGGATTATTGATAACATGCAACAATACGTCTAGGTCAGTTGCCCCATCTCTACGAGTGGCCGCACCGAAGATATTTTCCCAGATAGCTACCTGCAAACCATCCTCTGCCCCTGATGGGGCTTCTGACCCCCTGGCCACTCTCAACGCTTCGTCAAGCTTAGCTATAGGAGTTGGCCCAGCAAGAGCGCCACGAATGTATTCCGACACACTCTCTGTAGAGAGAAGACCTCCGATAGCAGCCTTACGGTCGTCTCGTATTTTCCTGACCTGGGCTATACTTTTCGCCCACGCTACGAAATTTTTCTCGCCAGAGATAGCGTATTCCAAATCTGCTTTCACTTCAGGAAATCTCTCCAACAGAGCAGCCGATTTCTTCATGAAGGTTTGGAGACTTTTGATGTTCAACCTTCCTTCATTATCCACGGCTGCATCCGCAGCAATCCTAAGGAACCTGGACTGAAGATCATAGACAAGCTTTGAGTTGGCATCCATCTCTGCCATCTGTTGGCGAAAAAGAGTAGACCCTCCATCAGACAGCTTTCTCACAGGAATAAAGTTAGCTCCTGCCGTCAATTCCTGAAAGCGAAGCGCAGCCTTTGCCCCACCACTAGCTAATGCTGTTCTTAACACGACCTCTGGCGGCACCGCGTATCCGAAAGCAGTTTCTTTACGGGTTTGGCCAATGAAAGTACGGAGGAAGATATCATTCAGTAAGCGCGAATATTCCCTAGCATCACCAAGGGGGGTGGTACCCGCAATAGATTTTTTACCTTTGGCCGAAGCTCCAGCGCGGACAACATCATCCAACACTGCTTCTGCCATAAGTCCAAGTCTACGGGCAAGTTTGCTTCGCTCAACTGGAGTAGCGCGAGCTTCTTCCAGGAGTTCACTACGGAAATTCAAAAGCTCTCTCACTGAAAAGCGTTTTTGAGCTTCTTTTACTTGAGCCGCAGGTACTTTAACTCCTTTTTGGACAGCCTCAAGTACCTCACCAGCTTTCCTAATAACCTCAGCTTGTTCTATGATCTGCTCTGGAAGTTTAGCGGACCCAGAAAGCTCACCCTCTAATATTGACTTCAGCTTGAAAAAACTCTTCCACGTAGCTGGGGTATCCATCCCTTTAGCTGCCGCAGCCCACAACTCCCTTTCGATCCCCCTAGCGATACTCAGAGAATTCCCCAAAATTTCAGTAAGTTCTGCCGATATCTTTCCCTCATCGACAGTATCATCCCCAGCTTTCAGAATGTTCGCTGTAGCAGTTCTCGCATCCATCTCAGCATAAGCTGCTAGACGTTCAAGACCCATCTCAGACCTTACTCGCCAGAGCCTAGCAGCCTCTTGCAACGCAGCAGGTTCGCCAGAAGCCTTAAGAAGACGAATAGCGTTAACCATAGCCTCGAGAGTAGCCTCAGCTACATTACTACGATGGACAAAGAACTTCTGATCAAGCGCAGCTAAATTTGCTTCAAGGTCTATGAGAACTTTATGCCCAGTCTGTTGAGCTAACGTTCCTTGGCTCAATTCAGGAAGCATTTTATTAATAGCTTCCGTATCAGCCAGTAGACGAAGTAGTGTTTCTGGGTCTTCCTCCGCAGCTTTCCACAAACGATTTAGCTCACGCCCAGCAGCATTAGTACCGAAAAATCCTCTCATTGTGCTAAAGCTTTGGAAAACTTTTCGACCAACAAATACGGCCATATTAGTGGGATTGAGGACGCCTGCTGCGATACCTACACCAGCCCTAGCTATAGGCATGTCAGGGTATTGGCTCTCGAAAGCTGCCTCACCGCCAGCAGCGGAGATAGCAGAAGTAGTCTCCAAGAAAGCAAACCTACCTGGATTAGCTTTTCCCCAATCTAAAACACGATTTATGAAAGTACCTGGAATTGAAGCAGCTAATCTTAATCCTGTTTTAGTGATGACATAAACAGAGCCAGCCCCCCCAAAAGTAGCACCCAAGACTTGACCAAAGACAGCAGCGGGTTTCCTACGCTCCTCTACATCAAGAGGATTAATACCTATTCCATGTTCCTCAAGCTCCCTCGCTGCATTCTCTCCCGCCCATGCGGTAGCAATGAGGCCGGTTATACCCCCGATAACCACACCTGGAGGGCCAGCGATGATACCACCAGCTACACCACCCATGACGGAACCAGGGAGAATAAGCCCACCTCTAGTGAAGCCAGATACAATACCTCTCAATATATCTGGTGCGGTACTTTCTTCAGGCGTTCCTACGAAGCCTCCTACAGTCAAATCTTCCTCAGATAGGTCACTAGGGATATTGGTATCACGTGATCCCACTTCTTCTATCTCAGGAACTTCGAGATCAGTAGAAGGGGTGGTTTTGATAGCTTTTGCATCCCCTAGAAAGCCTCCTGCCGTAGGATCAACTTCAATAGAGGGAACATCACCAGTAGAAGCACTGACACCCCCAAGCTCTTCCAAATCAAGCACAGCTTGGTTAGTGGCATCAATCTCTTCGTTACGGTCGTCAGCTACAGAGATTTCTGCCATGATCTAATTCCCTGCCGCATTACGGGCAGCTTGGATCGCAGTTGCACTGAGAGGCACTAGCTGATCGTTGATAATCATCCTCCCACCAAATCCTGTAGCTTTGTCAAAGGGAACTAACTGTACTCCATTTGCTCTTTCATAGCGTAAGATAGCTGCGATAATCGCCTTCTGTGCTTTAACTTGGACAGCAGGAATTCTTCGCAAATCCAAATTATTTGCATAAGGTGGAGCGCCAATATATTTTCGGGCAGCAACTATAGCTAACCTTCTGTTGGACAACCTACCACGCTCCGTATCATCCGGGCTTTTTCCCTCATCTGACCCAGCTTTACCAAAGTTTCGTAGAGCGATATCTATATTCTCCGTCTCTTCATCTAGGAATTGATCTAGTGCAGCAAGACGAGTGGCCAAGGCAGCATCATTCCTGAGGAAGCCAACATCAAGGTCTCTCAGTTGCGTCTTCAAAATGTCAGTACGCTCTGACTGACCTTCTCTATCTGTGCGTACAAACGCATCTGTTAATGCACCCTTGAAAACGCTAAATCTAGTTCGCGCTGCGATAGCACTTGTGCCACTACTACCAGCAACAGAGCTAAGACCGAAAGGAAGATCACCAACAACAGCAGAAGTAGATGGGCCAGGACCCGTCAACCTATTCACACTGTTATAGAGCCCCCCAGGCCCGACAGGCGCTAAGTTAGCAAGAGCAGCAGCTTCAGGCGGAAGACTTGATTGCGCTGCGCCAGGTGTACTACGAGTGGGAGCGGGAGTACGCACCTCATGAAGACCACCCTTACCCAGTTCTCTTGGTTTATGTCCTGTTGCTTTATTTGCAGCTTCTATGGATTGAAGATTGTCAGGATCAAGACCAGCATCTTTAAGTGCGGACCTGACTATTCCGCTGAGAGGAGTTCTTTGGCGTGTGATAGGATCAGGCGTTTGCGAAGCGGCAACAACGTTAACAAAAGTAGTGAACAAAGCTGCTTCATCCGCATTTCTCTGCGATGGGTGTTTAGCAGCAGCAATTATAAACCTATCAAGATTGCTATTCATGTAGTTGAATAGATCAGCGCGATATCCAGACGAAGCTAACGCAGATGGATTCGCAGCAAGGGCTTGATCAGCTTTCAAACCCTTTCTCTCAATCTCTACTTTCAAACGCTCAAGCTCAGCATCCCTTTTATCAAGCTCAGCTTCACGCTCAGCTAGTTTAGCCGCTTGTTCACGACGAGTTGCCGGGTCCGTAGCTACAGCTTCTTGCCTTTCAAATTTCAGTTTATCTTCACCAAACGTCACTCGATCTTCTCTAAGTTTCAATTCACGCTCTTTGAGATCATCTTTTCCATCTTGAAGATCAGCAATAAGCTTATTCTGATCCCGTATCCTGATCGCTTCATTAGCCGCCTTCTCCGCAGCTACTTGTGCCCTACCTGCCTCAAGACGAAGCCTAGCAAGCTCAGCTTTTTGTTCCGGCTCAAAGTTTTTCTCAGCAAACTTCAGTCGTTCCTCGCGCAACTTAGCTATACCTGCCGCAAGCTCTGCATTCCCTTTTGCTATTTCAGCAGAAGCAGTAGCTTTATCTTCACGATTTGCCAAATTATTTTCTTGCTTTTGAAGCTTCAAAGATAGCTTATCAAGCTCTTGCTCTCTTTTGATAAATTTAGTCTGAGTTCCGTGACGCAATTCTTTAAACTTATGTATCTCTTTATCAAGTTTGAGATTGGCCTCACTAACCAACAGATTCAACCTCTTCACTTCTCTCTCAGCATCTTCAAGAATTTCAGCTTGAGTATCAGCCGCCACTTTACGATCATAAGCAGCTCGAGCCAAAAGAAGCGCATTTTGCTCAGAGATAAGCCTGTCTCTCTCACTACCGAAGTCTTTAGTCTTGACAGTAAGATCAAGCTGTTGCTCACGCATCTCTTCAGCGGTAAATATTTCTATTGTTTCAGGATCACTTAATATACGCCTGACACTATCGAAATCTTGAGCGCTGTGATAACGACTGAGAGCAGTTAATGCGAAAGCTTTTTTACCACTCTGCACCATAGCTTCAACTTCATGAGTATTGGCAGTAGGAGCGTATTTTTTACGTACCATTTTTTCCCAGTTAGCAGAAATTTCTTTGAAAAAATGGGGTGCAGAAGATACTTGAGCGCTCATCTTTCTGCGAGAGCTATCCATAGCGCCATCCATAATATCGCGCTGTACTTTCAAGCTCTCTGCTGCCGCTTCCGCACCTATACCAGCACTAAGACCACTAAGGCTTTTCCTCAGCGCTATTTTGCTTGACCCTAGCAACAGCTTGTTAGCTTCCGCATCTTCCCCCTCAAAAACTTTCTCTAGGCTCTGAGCTAACGCCAGTTTGAAATTAGATACACTTTCTTGAGTAGCAAACCCTCCACCTTTCCCACCTTTACTCGCTTCAAAAAGTTTTCGAGAATTAGCAGTCCAATCTCGTTCAATTATAGCTGTACGGATGGCATCTTCCCGCTCATCAATACGTTTACTAGCCGCACCAAGCTCAACACGGAGAGCATTCAAATCCCCTGAACCAGCGAGAAAATCATCACCCGCTTGGCCAATCAAAGCTCCCTTTTGCCTCTCTAATGCTCCAGCCTGAGACAATACAGTAGCAGCATTACCTTTCCTACGAGCTTCAGCAGCAGCAAGGTTAGCCTGAGTTTCCCCGAAAGCACCTTCAACACCGCTAGTGCTTTGGAATACTACCGGACCCCTCTCAGGACGAACAGAAGCGCTAGGGCGAATGGTTGCCATTTTTCTATCCTATGCGAATGCTGAAGAACCGAAGCGATGCACCAGGGAGCTAAACCCAGAGAGCCCAGAACCAAAAGTGCTTAATCCTGCGGCTCCACCAGCCTGCCGTCGAGCATCAGCAAGTAAAGAAGTGCTATCAGACAACAATGCAGAGCTAGCAGAAGCGTCAGGACTTTCCGCCCTCATCCTAGCTAACTCAGCCGCCGCACGTTTATTCTTCGCTTCCGTATGGAAAGCTATAGCTTCACGTTCAGCGTTATTCGAGATCGTCAACTCATCCAGTTTGCTGACAGACGCGATATCACCAGCAGTACCGACTGGAGTTCCCTCACTAACCAACAGACCACGCGCAGCAAAACCTACCTTAGCCTCTCCTTGAAGCCGTCGAGTAGCAAGCCGAAGCTGGCGAACATCAGCTTCACCGCGAAGCCTCGCATCCTCTGCAAGTTGATCCGCAACGATAGCGTTGTTCTCTTCAATTGCGGCTACATATTCATTCTGTGCAGCTACAGCTTCAGCAGCAGCAACTTCAGCTTGAGCCTGTTCCTTCTGGGCTTCAGCTTGGATTTCGATTGCTTGTGCTTGGATTTCGAGCCCTTCAGCCTGTTGCTGTTGCCCAGCTACAGACATGGCCAAGCCAGCGGCGCCAATAATAAGAGTATCAGCAGCAAGCGCTCCAGCAAGAGTCATCCCACCGATACCCACCGCAGCACCAGCACCAACAGCAGAACCACCAGCCACAAGAGCAGAACCAATGCCCGTAGCCAAAGCTATCATTGATACGATGCACATGCTATCTCTCCATCTGGAAACGATGGAAGGGAAAACCCTCCACGCCAAACGGCTCTGGATCGTCAATCGTATATCCAAGCCATTTCAACCATTTTACCGTCTTTTCGTTACGTGCGTCAACGTGGTTTTCCAAGAGATCATACCACGTTTTTATCTCCTTCACGTAGTTAACGCTCATCCTCAAAAAGACCCTAGAATGCTTCTCCAACCCCTCTGCGGCTAACATCCAAGGATTTCCAATACGAGAGAAAGGAGAACGTTGGCCGACACCAAACATCCAGACAGTTTGACCATCTGCGAGGCAAGCCATGGGATCACGTGATACCATTTTTGAGATCATCAATGCTTTAAAAGGATCATAATGCGCTGCTGCCCAAGCTTCATCGATATCACACTGCCGCATACGTGGAGCCATATTCGCCGCATGGTGCGCTTCAGCAGGTACAACTTGATACTCGACCATCTCTAGTCCTCAGTCTCAAGATCAGGAATGACAGCAAGGATAGTTATCGGTAGAGGGTCTTTTTGGCGCATAAAAATACGTCCCTCCACCTCCCAATCAGCAGGGATGGTTATCTCCTTATCCCCTGTCAGAAGCGCAGTAGGATCACCATAATCCTCATCTTCCCTTTGCTTCATTTCATCTAGGAACTCACTGTCAGGACCGATCCACATACCACGTGTCTTATTGAAGCGTACCGTCACATTGGCAATATGCTTCAGAGAGCCTTGGATAGTTCGTAGAGGAGCTTTGTCTTCGATATTCAATGTCTCGACATCAGCAATAAATTTCAAACCAGCATGAACTCGACTAGCAGCGCGAGGAAGAGTGATGGACCCACTTGCCACAGTGAGATCGCTTACGACGTTTCCATCTGCTAAAGCTACGATAGTCTCTCCCTCAAGATGGTGAAGTCCGGTAAGAGTAGTGAAAGTGGCTCTAACCTCTCCCCCCTCTATGTACGCATTAAATGCAGAACCATCGACAGCATCACCTTCATCATCCTCAAGCTCAAAAGTATTGGTAGCTTTATTACGTACTGTAAAGCGGCGATTGTTTAATTGATCCGGCTGAGTTTCATTTCCAACACTATCTGTATCCGCAACCCAGGTGATGCCGTTGATATCTACTTTCTCTCCGTTTAAAAAACCGTGTGAAGCTGCCGTAATAACTACCGGGTTAGCCGCCGTCGAAGCCGTGATAGTAATTGGAGTATCCAACGAAGCCCCACTGTCCACAAAGAAAGCATCTCTGATATCTGTGAAACGTCTGGTGTGAACTCTTTCGATATATTGAACTGTGTTCCCACTGATAATACGCTCAACAACGAAGTAGAAGATTTCATCCTTCTCCGTTGATGTTGGCCTAATTGCAGCCACGCTTTCAAATTTACCATTTGGCGTATCCCAATGCGTCCAAGCTACAACTTCTTGCTCTTGCTGAAAAGTGAGTACACCAACCTGCCCATCAGACCGCACTGCCGCTATAAGAGGCTCCTCACCATATGCACAGGCCATATCCTGGATCGTGTATTCCTCGAACAAATGCGCTGCAAGAACAGTCATGTCAGAACCACTGTACCCATCAACATCAAGCGAGTACCCTAAACTCCTAAGCGTTCTATCGTCGTCCTGCACGAAGAGAATAGTGCGACCCATAACCACAGGACATTGATGCCCCGCTCCCCATCGTGTTTGCGGATTTTGAAAAATCGTGGCAGCTTCAAAACCCACATTCTCACCACTATCAATTACCCATTCCTCCCCACTAGTCAAAACAATGAGAGAGCCTTGGGGAATGTAGTGGCGTATTTCATTCACCTCTAGCGATGATAAGGTAGCCGTAATACTATCGTCAGCTTGACCGGGAGTAGATACTGATAAATTCTTAAAGCTACCAGTCTGAGAAAACCAAGAAGTATCCGGCTTGTTGTTAGTCCCACCATACACATGACGTTGTTGGTAATAGCTCACTGCCCCTGGTTTGTTGCCTGTACTTAAGAAAGGCTCGCGAGGGCGAGGAGGAGCAAAATCAAAATCAGGTGTAATACCGTCATCAACAAATGCAGTAGTTTCCGTCTCTCCTAAAAGACCATACAGACCATTATCAAAACGATAGACAGCATAACGCTGAGCATTCGTTGCTGCTGTCCAAGAGACATCAATATGATCCGTCACACTAAGAGTAGCGTTACCATCAGCCACCTCAAAATGGATAAGGTTAGCTGTCCCTGCGGATGAATATGCCGTGTGAGCAGAACCATCTTCACCTTCTAACTCAAAATCATTTGCATTTTTATTAGCTACCGTAAAACGGCGCCCATTCAATTCTGTCATACCCACGATGCTATTAATCTCGACATCATCTCCATTAGAATAACCGTGAGAGGTAGCAGTGATGACAACAGGATTAGCAGCCGTAGCACCTGAAATAGTTTTTGCCGTAGTGTTCAACCCTGCTAAACTTTCCTCTAGATCATCCTCATTAATAGCGGTGACTTTATATTTATAAGATGTCGATCCCGTAGTACCATCCTGAGTAGCTGTAACTCCTGTAGGATCATCTTGCCCCGGAGCAAAGCTTATACTCGTAAGCGTCCAAGCAGCGTGACCAGTTCGCGTCAGTTCCATCACATCATAGTCAGGATGAGCCAACGTCATAACATCCGCAGATTGGGTAAATTTAATGTTCCTAAGATCACCAGTGCCATAAGTGGTAGTTATCTCATACACCTTATATGAAGACCCTCCAGAAGTGTAAGCAGTGTATGCAGAGCCATCGATATCAGTGCCATCAGCTTGGCTCGTAAGCTCAAACGTATTCGCAGTTTTATCTGCTACAATAAAACGACGCCCATTTATCTCAGTCATCCCCCCGACGCTAGCAATCGTTACCTCATCTCCATTAGAATAACCGTGAGAGGTAGCAGTGATGACAACAGGATCAGCAGCCGTAGCACCTGAAATAGTTTTTGCAGCCTCTAATACGTGAGCATCCTCACGGATCACCCTCATGTAAAGATGCCCAAACTCCAAAATATATGTATCGGTAGTTTTAAACTTGAATGGGATCAAACGAACAACATTAGAATGATCACCTACAGGGCCAATAAATTTCAGACCAGGACGATTACTAACACCACCAGCAGCATGAATAATCACATTCCGCGCTGTGGCCAATCCAGTGTGGTATGCCGCAGTGTCAACACGACCATGTAAAGAAGGAGAAAGCTCTCCACGAGAAAAAGAAGGAAGTACCGTAGAAACCATAGCTACCGTCCCCTGATTATTTCAGCTTCTCTAGGAGCCCTGGGAACACTCTGGTTGGCGTCATGCGCTGCCGCAACATTTACATTCGCAAAATATGCCCCAATCATATTCTGTTTGATCTTATCTTTACTTGTGATCGGTCCCGCTATATAGAACGCCAGAAGGAAAGATAGAGTGGTTACAAAATGAGGTGTGAACAACGCCACAGTCTCTACATCACTAGTGAAAAGAAGCACCGCATCTTCTGCATCAGTAACGATACTGATAGTGCCATCACCTGCGTTCACCGTACTCATAGGAGGGCTGTCAGCATCAAGGCCCGCTGGGTTTTCGATATAACGGGGGGCGAGACACAGAGCCGGATATTGATACCTATAATTCCACTCGTTCGTTGGCGCGGCCACACTATGTTCCGCGAGAGCTTGACGAATACGTGCGAAACCCCAATCGAATTCTGCTAGAGCTTGGCGTCGAGCATGATCATACCAAAGCTTCGCTAAGCGAGCTTCGGTACTGTTTTCAGTTAAGCTTTGAATGGTCGATCTAGCGTGAATGTTGGAGAGAGCTAAGTTAGCGATATTCGTCTTACTTATCGTTACCATTGTCATCTCCAAAGATACGGTTTGCTTTGGACTTATCCTCAGGCGCTACAGCAGCCTCAATTAATAAGCTAACTAGATCAGGCATAACATCCCCCTAGAGAAAGGGGGAGGAGGAACGAAACCCCCTCCCCCGGACTATCTGGGATCACGTGATCCCACCTAACGGTTCTGGGCAGTCCAGATGTAGTCAACGGTAGCAATCACCTGATTAGCGCTACGGTTAGCGACAATGATCGCCGGAGTAACCGCAGTGGTGACAGTGATAGCAGCAGCCACACTACCAAGGTAGAGGTCGTTGACCCATGCCTCGACAACACCATCTGTATCGATACGAATAACAGCATCGAAATAGGTGGCGTCAACAGGTATAACTGAAGTAAGAGCGACTGGCGCTGTATCGGTGCCAGCCTTCACACCCGCGACATAGAACTTGTCCGTAGTCGCATCGATATCGTAAATAATGCCACAGGCATTTGTAGCATCACTATCGACAGCCGCTCCATTCATGAAGATCGGCAACTCAACTGTGGTCGAGATGGTGTCAGTGAAGCCGATAAAGATCGCAGCCTCAGATACATCATCGATGCTAATACGAACACCCATCTCCAACCCACCCTGGTTCGCTTTATAACCAAGGTTGATACCAGTGAAAGTCGATCCATTCGCAGAATGGACTCCATCGTCAGAAGCAGAACTAATCGTAACTTCACCATTCAAACTGTTGGCCACAGTAGTTGCTACCGCATTGCTGGTGCCAGAACCAGCCGTCGAGGACCATAGATCAGCAGGACCAGCATCACCGATAGCCCAAGTACCAATAAAATCTTCGAAAAGTACAGCACGATTGGCGTCATTCACCGGGATACCATTAATCCGGGGGCGGCTGGTGGGGAGGATCAGACCATCCTGATTAAAGGACGCCAGCAACCCACCACTAGGATCACGAATATCAGCCTCAGGAAAATCAAGGACACTGGTATCCGTCAACGTAGCCACGGCTGTACCGCTGGTATCCACGGTCACGATCAAGCGAACTTTCTCACCCTTCTTAGTGGTGGTGTACGTGGCAGCGACAGTATCATTCGCCGTAGTGTAGGTGTTGATCGTCTGCCAAGCCCCAGAGCCGGGAGAACCGACTTCGACCTGGAAAAGGATGGTCATATTGTACGTGCCAGAGATCGAAATGGCTACGTCTTCGCCTTTCTCCGTCAACTGGAGTTCAAGGCTGTCACCAACGCCTGTGAATGACGACATAAGTTACTCTCCTTATTTCTTTGCGCGGCTCTTGCCTTTGGCCTTAGCCTTAGCTTTGCCGCCGGTTTTGCCCTTTGTCTTCTTAAGGGCTTTCTTTGCTTTTTCGGCAGCAGCCGTATGAGCCGCCTGGGCGGCTCCAAACGTGTCAACTACCGGGGCGGTACCTGTAGTCTCTTCCGCCAAAGCTTTCTTGAAGGCAGCAGAGGGGTCTTCAGGTTCTTCTTCCTCATCTTCCTCTTCGTCGTCTTCCTCTTCGCCCTCTTCTTCTTCGCTGCCATCAGCGATCTGTTCTTTCAACTCTTCCGCCCTAATCCAAGAACCGTCAATCTGCTCTACCTCAGCATCACTTGGGATGTCCAGCAAAAGTTTATCAGGGACCTCAACCGCTCCATGTGGATCAAATTGACGATAGCGAATGCTATCAGGTGCAAACCATTTTCTCTTCAACTTAACTAACATTTCTTCCTCCTATATGGAAGCCCCGGCTGGGATCACGTGATCCCAACCAGGGTCAACCATACCTAGTTACTGGCGTCCGCGTAGGACTTCCACTTCGGGGGGTGCATCGTCAAGAAAGCGTTGACGTTGCCAGCGGTAAGAGCCTGTCCAGCGTCTTCCTCAACCTGGAAAGCAAGGTACCGCTCGTATGCCGGGTTCTCCATCGGGATCGGCATGGTCAACTGATAACCAGCCGTCAACGAAGCAACAGCAATGCTATCGGACGTAGCGTGTTCCGTCTGGGTACCGTCAACCGCGATGGAAGTAGTTGCATCCGACGCCAACTTGAAGCGAACGGTAGCAGAGCCACCAGAAGTGATAGCAGTCGTAACCTGCACCACAAGATACAAATTGCTGCCATCACCGATATCGCGAGCCACTGACAAATCGATGATGTCACCGATATTGACAGTAGAGCTATTGGGAGTGCCAACCGACGTTGCGTCAGCAAACTCCAGGCGTTCGTCCATGATCATCTTATCTTACTCCTTCTTGATCTGGTTCAGGACTAGGAAACCGTAGCTTCATCAGCAGCCAGAACGTCAACGCGACGCATCGGAATGCCATGGAAGCGTTCGGTAAACCGTTTGTCAGCAGCAACCTGATCCAGGGACACAAGACCCCCTTGACCCATGGCCGAAGTCTGACGGGCAACCCAGGTGGCAATATCGCGTGACATATAGAAACACGGTCGCACCATACCCAAACTGGGAATGAGACGCAAAGCCTGAAACATCAGATCAGGAAGATTAGCGCCAGCCGAAAACGCGCCACTCGTATAGACACGTGTCAAATCCGACTTGTCGATATTGCAAATCCGAACGACATAACGCCAATCACGAACCGTAAGGCCGCAATCCCAGCGATAGTGCGTCCGATACGCTTCCATCCGACCGTTGGAACCATCTGCATCCTCGATAGTCACTTGACCCTTATCGGATACTTGGATACCAGCAGTCGATCCTTTCGGAACAATGCCGTGAACAGTCTCAGGCGACCAACCGATAAGCCAGATCGAAGCATTATCCGATCCAGAGCCACCACCAGTGATGATGTTGTCGGCGTTAGCGGAGCCGCTGTTGTCGTTGAAGCGAGGACCAAAACCAGTGAAAGCTTCAGGCTCCGTTGTTTCGTTTCCGAAGAACAGAGTATCAGAAATTTCCTGGTTCATGCCTTCGATGTGGGGGCGATCCTCAGAGAGGCGGAACTCAGCAGTATTGTTGTTGAGGTCGGCCAAAGCTTTATCGACTTCCGAATAGGCTTCCAGCATACCAGTGTTATCCGTGACCTGGACGGTCGTGGATTTGGTAGGCTGAACACCACCATACAGCTTGCGCCACGTGGGGGTAGGAATGCCGGTACGGATCGAAGACTTATGACCAGTAACGAGGTTGCCCTCGATCCAAGTCATCTCATCCAGGATTTCGTTGGTTTCGTTGAGGACTTCCACAACAGCGGCGATTGAACCATCTGGATCAGTACGAGTAGAAAGGTCCAGAAGGGTCGGATTTTTGACGGAAAGCGTAGCCATATCGATTGGCTCCTTCTATTGGGCTTAGTTACCCGCGCTCGCGTGAGACGGGAAAAGCCTTTGCGCTAGGGTTGGTTCTCCACCAGGGCCATCTCTCCCGGCAGTCGTATCTTCGGAAAGCTCCATACCCACACGCGCCATGAAGCGAATGATTTCAGGGTGGTTGCCTATTCCGAGATCATCCAAGGCACTGGAAAGTTCCGGTGTCCCGAATTGTGCTAGGGCTCGCTTGCCCATTTCGACGGTAGTATCGTAATTCTCACCGCCAATATCCTTATCTGCCTTAGCCTCATTAAGCCAACTGTTGATAGTCCCCTCCCAGCTTGAGGCTGATGCTTCCGCATTCTTCGACAAGCGCTCACTCTCATAGTTAATGAGAGCTTGAGCTTGCTCTTGATCCAAGTTCATCGACTTGGCGATTCCGTGAAACCCTCCTAGCTGCTTTGGATCGATGACCGACCCTTCAGGGACCGTGAACTCCGCATACTCTTCTGGGGCTCCCGCCTTCTGCTCCCCGTCGCCGTCCCCTGACTTATCCTCTTCTTCGGTGTCTCTCCCACCTTTGTCCTCTTCCTCCGATCCCTCATCTGCCTTCTCCGTAGTCAGCGGGTTAACATCATCTTTGATTGGCTTATCTTCTTCAGAAGCAGCCTCATTGGTCAGCGGATTGATGTCATCCGTTTCGGGATCACGTGATCCCACATCTCCCTCAGCGGAAGCGACATCCGTAGTATCTGTGTTGGCCTCTGTCACGCTCGTATCACTCATTTCCATTCCCTCTCGTTAAAAATCTGCTTATTGTACCTGATTTCATGTCACGCTGTAAACAAGATCTTTTACACGGCCCTCAGCCTGACTTTTGAAATAATCATCTCGCGCTCTAGCTTCCTCTTGCATGTCATGATATGCAACAGGATTAGTGGTCATCAACTGGCTCAAGAGAGCTAGACCAACACTTCGCCTTCCTTCTCTGAAGTTAGTATTGCTGTCTCTTTCTGGATCAAAGCTGAGTGAGTAGATACCAGCTTCCTCCAAGATGGCCCAGATAACAACCCTTCCATGTTCGTTCCCGACAGTGCGACGCAACATCTCCAACAAATACGCATTCTTGATCTCTGCCGTATGTTTCAGTAACGCTTCAGTCTCTTCCTCACCTTGAGGATAAAGCCCCTCCGTCCTATCACTCATCTTTCCCTCCTACTGAGAAATCCGCTCTACCAAACGAGAGCCTACACTATCGTCATCAAGCTTTGCATCCGTCGCCATCTTAGCTGTACTGGCGACACTCTGAGATGAAGCCAAGGCTTGTTGCATTTGCTGCTGCTGCGCTCTTTGCTCACGTGTCGCTATTACTTGATCGTCGTCATTGATCAACGAAGGCGGCGAACCCAGCAATTGAGCATATTCATCAACAGCAGCATCACCATTAAGTTTATCCAAAACTTCAGGCTTAACCTGGGCCAATCCACTAATTGACCCAAGCAAACGATCAATACTGCCGATAGTAGCAGCTTGTTGAGCCAGAGCGAGCGTCGAGACATAACGAGGTTTCAGTTCTCTATTCTCAAGCTCTTGAGGTGGGGGTGGAACCAGATCAGCACGTACCATTTGGTTAAAGGTACGGCTAACCAAAGGATCGAGAAAATCACCATACTGCCGTTCCAAGATAGGACCAAGTTCCAGAAGCCTCTCTTGATTGCGTTGAATAAGCTCTAAGCGATTACGAGGCTGAACACCTTGCATCTCTGTTATCGCCTTAAATAAATCAGTAAAGAAAGCTTCACTAATCCTGTTTTCAGTATTTATGATATCCTGCGTCACCTCACCAACAGGAAGCCTCACCTCATACACGGGACGAAGTCCCTTCATATCCCCACCGGGATCATACAGAGTAGCCTGACCAGGGAGATTACCGATAGGAATATTCCTCAAGGCTGCGGGACCGTGGAGGGGAGGCGACACCATCTTCTCAACAGCTTGCGCCTTCCGCTTCTCCATCAACTGAAGTTGGCGAACGTCACCAAGAGCAACCATACCAGGGCTACTAGTCGCATAGACATCTTCACCCGTCAATTCCCACCGTGGGCAATAGAACGGAAACTCATCGAAACCTTTAGTCTGTAGAAGAGTATTCCTATCATTGTTCCCAGGCTCGTAGTGAACAGAGCGAAAGCGCTTCTGAGTGGGCTTCAAGCTTCCTGACACGAAGTTCGGGTTAGGTTCAACAAAGTGAACCAACTTATGCCAGTTATCACGATCACCGCGATCCCATTGGTCACGCACTGCCTGACTAATTTTTTTACTGACTTGCTTAGGACTACTCGAAAACTTTCTGATGATCTGCTCAGTCGTGGCCTCATATTCACGAACTACAGTGTTTACCACCCCACGCTCATCCTGCGCGATCAGATAGCTGCCTACCGTATGAGTATAGAAACGGGCGAGATCAAATGGATCGTCATCATGTGACATACAACCAGTGCCGAAGAGGATTTCTTCAGCAATCATGATCGGAGCCATATTGTAGAGATTAGTGGCATTAAAAATAGCCAGCATACGCTGCTGAAGATCGAAAAACCACTCGCGCACAGGCTTGAAATTATTCAGGTCCTTGTCATTCGTCTCCAACACTATCCAAGGTTGGCTAGGTGACATAGTACCATTGAACATGCCAGCCGTCGCAATATTAAGCGCTTTCCCGGCTCGACCATTGATGATGCTCTGGTGAACACGCTCACCCTTGTTGCGGTCAGTAGTCTCGAAACGACCACGCCTAGGACGTACAAACTCAGACAGCAACTTGTAGTGGTCAATAAAAGACGAACGCTCAGTCCTAAGAGCGCCAAGACGGCGTTGGAACCGTTCACGTTGCGTGAAAACAGGCATCTAAGATACTCCTCCTAACGTCACCTTCAAACCAAAAGCTGGTTCTTCGATACCTAGCCCTGAAGTGGCCACAGTCTTCTTTCTACCACCAGCTAATGCTTTTCTCTTCGCTCGCCGTGAAGCACGAATGATCGCCAATTGGCTGTCCGTAGGTTTAGGTTCTGCCTCAAGCTCTTCTTGAGTCGGGATATCCCGCTCAGCAGCCCCACCCTCAGTACCAGGAGGGGGAGAAGGAGGTGGAGGCGGTGGAGGCGGCGGAGGTGCAGCTTCCGCAGTCTCTACTCTTTCTTGAAGCTGATCAATCTGCTCCTGGAGAACCTGTGCCTGTGTCGGAGGTGGAGTAGGTATCTGCGGCGAAGGAGAAGGTACCTCACGACTGAAATTTGGTTTATCCGTGATTGCTTTACCAACAATAGGTATCTTGCGAGTAACGCTAACGATTGCTTTTTTCGAGATGCACACAGTGTCTCTCCTCTATTGACCGCCAAGAAGTGTATTCAAACCGAAATCAGATGACAGGATACTATCACTCCCAACGCTAGTTGATCTTTTACCCTTCGATTTTCTACCGATAATGGCGCTACCCGTAGTCAGATCAGTAGCAGATTTAGCAGTAGTACCTGGGGGGCTACTCTTCCCCTTACTACTAACGGACTTTCCGCCTTCATCATCTCCAGGGAAATCGAAGTCTGGCACACCACCGGCAGCATCAAAAGTCTCACCCAAAGTATTCAAGCCGGTGCCTATTAAACCCATCGCCCCAGTCATAGGAGAGGTTAAACCAGTTATCGCAGCCTCAAAAGGATTAGTAGGCTCAGGCTGATTAAGGTCCACCCCTGCTAAACTAGCTATAGAAACAGGTATAGACAGTGGGTTGACCGCAGCAGTAGCGGCACCAGAAATAATACTAGCAGCAGTATTGATCGCTGCTGTGGGCGTATCTACACTGTTAATAGCGTTGTTAATAGCATTGTTGATGAAAGAGGTAACAGGGTTTGCAGGGGGTTGGGGGTCACGTTCTATGTCATCTAGCGACGATAGATCAGAAGGAATAGAAGGGTTATCGAAATCTACTCCTATAGGTCCCCCACCAGCAGGAGCCGAAGGCGCAGAGGGAGCCGAAGGAGCTTGCCCTGGTCCCTGCCCAGGTTGGTCAAACATACCACCTGGTCCCTGCCCAGGTTGGTCAAACATACCACTAGGAGCGCTGAAATCAAAACCTATATCAGGCGCAGGGCCGAAATCAAAGCTCACTCCAGAATTCCCTCCAGCGCCGCCAAAGTCTGCTTCACCTACACACATGGTCTTATCCCCTCATCTCAGCAAAAGGATCGTAATCGTGATTCGTTTCTTGCGCTACCTGAAACATTCCATCAACAGCCGAACTATCAATAAGAGTAGCAACATCAATAGCCCAGGTGAGGGCAAGGGCATCAGCGATATCAGGAGAAGCCAACCCACGCTTCTTAAGCTCCTTCTTACTCTCCAAGCTGATTTGCTCCTTCGTCGTTAGCCCATACTCTCTTTGGGTCAACTCTTGCTTCAGTCGATGCCCTACATCATCCTCAAGCCCAGTCCTCGCTGGCAAAAACAACGTAGGCAACGCTTCAGCCATCCTACCCCACATCTCATCGACTTTATAGCGATATTTTCGAGGCTCAGAAACTCTCCCACCGAAGTCCACAGCTATGGCCGGATACCCTCTCCGCTGAAGGAAGTCCACAACAGCACCACCCACATACCCAGCGTCCACCAGGATCGAAACTGGCCTCATCCCTAGCATATCGAATTCATCGAAACATTGGGTGATCTTATCGACTAATTGATCCGTCGAGAGGTTATTAAAGATACGAGGCTTGAACGAACGCGCATCTCTCCCCCTTCGGGGAAAGATCACGCTGTCGTCATCTCCGAAACGAGCGCAATCGACGCCTAGAACCATACGATGATGCTTTTCCTCACCATCCATCTCTCGCGTCATCGCGCCATCAACCACCTCCTCAGAGATAAGCTGAACGCTACCCTTATCTGGGAACAACCCCATCCAACGAACTTTGAAGCGATCACTATCTTCACCCCAGGCTACACGATCCTCTTCAATCTTCTCTTTGTTGGTGATCGCCACAGTGCGACTATCAATCTGCCTAGTCACATAACGCTCAGCATATTTGCCCCAGCAATTCTCGAAAAATTCACCGCTATTACGTGTCCCGTTACCGAAATCAAACACCATCGGCTCCCCAGAGGACAATCCACCCTCTCTAACCTCAAATACCTTATCAGGGACACCAGAAGCCTCATCAAAGATATAGAACGATGTCGAGGTCGGCGCATGTTGCCCAGCGAACGCTTCCGACTTCTCCTCGCGGCAAGTTCTAGCATCACAACGCCACGTACCAGCATAGCGAAGGTCCTGGTGTACCAGAGACATCGATCCCCTGGAGGAGCTATGCTTAAACCAATGAGCCGTCATCGAGAGATGATGCCACTTACCCAATTCTGCCCAGGTCTTCGTTCTAAGCTGCTCATCCGTAACAGCCGTAACAGTACCCTTCGACATTGGGCGAGTGTCCACAATCCATTTGATGATCCAAGCCACCAAGGTAGACTTCCCAATCTCATGACCGGATACTGTAGCATACCGAAGTGGCGATACCGGGACAGAGCCATCGAAAGCATTCTCACGCACTCCACGGCCCACTTCATCCAGGAAATCACAAGCCCATAAATCAGGGCCATAGGTACAGTCGGGAAACCTGGCTCTGTAGAGATCGCGGCGAACTACATCTTCCGTGGTCATGAAATCTTCAACCCCCTCCGCCAGGGGAACTACCTGGATCGATGGCTCCGTATCCCAAGGGAAGTTAAACATCACATAACCAAGCGGATCACCAATGAACTCAATCATCATATCCGCCAGCATCTCATCCGGCGTCCTGACATCCTTTTTGGGATTACGTGATCCCATTTTTAGTTCCCCTCCCTATTCTCCGGGACATCCAACTCTGCCTTGATCCTCGCTTCCTCCGCACGAGCCTCATCAACCGTATCAAAGCTGTTGATCTTCCTCCCCGTCTCAGGATCGATCATCCCCGCCTCAACTACCCTACTGATAGCCTCATCAATAGAAACCTGCTTCCCGCCGAATATCGTAGGAATAACAATCTGCTTCCCATCTACTTCAACGATAACTCTCAACTCCGTAGAACTACCACCATCCCGGTTCCTGATAATTGGCCGACCTTGCTTCGTCTTACCAATCACCTCATCAGTAAGAAAAAGCTCGCCACCGCCAAAGGCGTTGAGGACTGAGGAAACGGCCATTACTTGCTCTTGCCGAGTGCCTTGATGAAAGCACCCATACCCTGCTTCTCAAAGGTACTGCGCAGCTGCTGTCGAGTAGGCCCAGAAGGCTCATCGTCATCCCCGTCGTCATCCCCGTCGTCATCCCCGTCGTCATCCCCGTCGTCATCCTCCGGGACATTCAACAGTGCCTTGATGAAAGCACCCATACCCTGTGTCTCAAAGATACGGCGCAGATTCTGTCGAGTAGGCCCAGAAGGCTCATCGTCATCCCCGTCGTAATTCTCCGGGACATCCAACTTCGCCTTAATCCTCAACTCCTCCGCACGAGCCTCATCAACCGTATCAAAGCCCCTAATCTCTCTCCCTGTCTCAGGGTCCTTCATCCCCGCTTCCACGATCCTGTCAATAGCCTCATCAATAGAAACCTGCTTCCCGCCAAACATCGTAGGGATAACCATATGCTCTCCATCTATCTCCACAATAACTCTAAGCTCCGTAGAGCTAGTACCATCTATATTCTTTACAATTGGCCGACCTTGCTT